GTAGTGTTTGCTTTCGTGCATGCGTGATGAGTGGTGCAGGCGCGTGCGCATCATCTAAGAACTTGTTTATCTCAGTCTCTAACTCTGGTGGCACAGCCTCATACGCTGGTAACACAATGAGGTTTTCCAATGCTGCGACTTGATCATCTAGGTTTGCGCCTACGAGGTCCATGACATAGAAAAGATCGTCAAGTGTCGTCACTAGAGTACTGACACGATACACATCCCAGGTGAATGGCTTCAACCAATCTTCACTTAACGTCTCTTCATCTTCATCATCACTGTACTCAAGTGTTTCGATTTCATCTACCATGCACTCTTACCTTTGTCTAAGTTAAAGACGTTTGTACCACCGAGCACTACAAGTTCTGACTCGTTTTGGCATCCGTTACCTGTGAGTGGCGTGGAGAGAATGTTCTCCACTGGGACTTCACCGGCGATCACAACAGCATTGTTACTATGACCTCCAAAATTTCCTGCGGTTTGACGACTATAAGAGAACGATGAAAGAGGTCGCATCGTTACTTCGACCTGTGCACCTTTTGGTGCAGCATGTAATGATTTCACACTGGCACTGAAACCTCGGAACAGTTGAACCTTAGTGACGCCCAGTGCTTTGAATGATTCTTGTGTAAGTTCATACTGTGCACGTAGGAATGCCCGTAGCATTGGTTCTTTCACATCAAGAACTTGCTGCACTTGAGTCTTTAATGCAGCACCACCTTTACCCCATGCTTTCGTATTCGTAAGTCCAAACTCTTTCACAGCCGCTTCCTGTAGCGCGAGTGATGTGTTGTGCTGGTCGTTTGATGTCATTGCCCATTGGTGAACGAGATTACTTACACCTTCTTCACGTAATGCTGTTGCGATCTTAGGTGTATCACCAGTCATGTTTATTTTCATACCACTAGATGTTGACTGGTGACCAAGAGTGATTGGTGTTTCTTTCATGCCACTAGGTGTGTTATACACAGTCTTATCCCAATATGGTACATAATCATACGTCACTCCACCGAGTTTACCTACATACGAATATTTAATAGTGCCGCCAGGAGATCCTGATTGTTGCCACACATCATCCTTTGTGAGAAGATCTGCGGCAGAAACTTCTTTTATTTGTCGGTCTGCCCAAGGGGCGCCATCAGGAATACTTATTACACGAACAATAGGAAACAACTGCGCATCATAAGTGTTGCCCATACGTTCCGCTATATTCTTACACACATATGCTTTAAGGGCTCCATTATCTACAAACTTACCATTATCATTAGGTGCCACCGCTAATTGCACTTTTTCAAGGTTCGTACCAAACTCACTTGCATTTATTCTTGCAGTGTGTAGGTCATATGTAGGTGTGGCGTAGTTATTGCCGGAGAACTCTGACACGTCTTTTTGTTTCTTAGTGGTGCCGCCACTTGGTTTTTTCGTTTCATCACCTTGCTTAGGTGAACTCTCTGGCTTTTGTGGGATCACAAGTCCAGGTATCGGGACACCCTTGCTGTCATAAAGGTCTGTGCCATTGACATTTAGAAGAATAGGTGGTTGATCCTTTGTTCCTATCCATCCCACATATGTACCTGCCACGACATTGTTTCCGTTCGCGTCTTTCGTGTACACGTACATATGCACCACTGCACCCGCTGCTTGAAGATCCGTGTTTGATGCAGCGGTCGGCAAGTCTTGCATCTTCACAGGTGTCTCATCGCCAATCGCCGTGTGTGACGTCCATGGTGGTGTCGGACTGTACACTTGCGTCTTCATGATGGCGACTTCAGCGTATGCATTCTTTGGCAAGTTTGAGTCAAGGCGTCCTAGAACTGCAATGGCCTGTAATCGACCTCTTACGTTCGTCTGTGCCAACGGCGCATTCGGTTTTTCGGTAGTGCTATTGCCGTCGCCACCTCCACCTTTGGTCCACTCACCTTTATCGTCACGTGGTTCATCATCATTGAACTCTGCACGGACTTGAGGATTGTTTGGGAAGTATGAAATGATGAATGCGTGTATTCCGTCAATGACGTCATCTGATGCAGTTAAGAATTGTGGAGAGTCAATGAAACGGATACATGCTTCATATTGTTGCTGATCTTGTGAAGATGCATTGATCTCATCCTCATCCTCATCCTCATCCTCAACTTCAACCTCTACTTCATTTTTATCATATTCTTCACTTAACATCACAACTTCATCTTCACCAATCCAAGCATAAATTGTCATGGCTTGCTCACATCTATTGTTAGTAATCTATATCCACCATATGTTGTACGTTCTTCTAATCCTGTGATTGTGAATGTCAAACCACGGTCAAGTGTAAGTTCATCAAAGTCACGACCTTCTGATTTAGGTACACCGTCTGCTTTTTCTTCAGCCGTTAATCCTTTGGCTTGATAGAACGCATGCATGCCAGTGGGAACATTGATTTTTGCAAACACAGGTGTCTGTGTCTTACCACCACCCTTAAGCCAGTTGGATGCCCATGAATGAATTGATTTTTCATTGCTTGTTGTAGACACAAACGCCTTATCTTTATATGAGTCACCAACCTTTAATCCATTCGACCATCTGTTTGTTCCTAATGCACGAAACACTGTGGCATCTTCCGTTGTTGTCGAATGTCTCATCACATCATCAACATTTGCTGTGTGCCATGCTGGTGTATCATATGAAGGACCATTCTTACCTGTCAAATTTTTTAGTGGATTATGATGTGCATTATCCGGCACATCTCGTAACCATGCAGCAACTTTAGTGTAAGATGTCTCTGTCCACGAATCCATCTTTGCATCATTGCTCATATGCCTATTCCATGAGTAACTTCCTGCGGTAGTCACTACTTTACCGACGCCACCGCCACCACCCCACTCACCATCCGGACCTCGAGGTTCATCTTCATTGAAACCGGCAGCCTTAACAGGCGGAAAGAGTTCCCATACTGGAACTTCTCTAGTGCTCATCCACTGTTCTGCGCATCCCACCGTTCACGACGTCGCATCTCTGCACGATGCGCGCGAGCGGCAGCGGCACCCGGAGGAAGTGCAGGAATCTTTTCACCTGGTAGTGGTGCAGGAACTGTTTGCACTGCAGGGCTCGGACCCGGAGGAACAGGTGTGTTAGGACCAGGGTCGCTAACACCCCAGCGGTCAGTTATCCAAGTGCGAAGTTCTTCATCGACAACAATGGCACCTGCATCAATCAATGCAACAAGGTCAGTTGCATCCATTCGAGATTCAGGATCTTCGTCCCAGGTGATAAGAGGTGCATTCTCATCGATGCCAAAGTTCCAATCCACAATGTCTTCGATCACGTGCTTATTCGTGCGTGCTTTGTACCAACCCGCAGTTGCATCAACACTCATCTTAAAGAAGTCAACGAATGACTCACCCAACGCTCGTGAACCATGTGTTGCCTGACCAAGACCAAGGAACATCGCCAAGAATGACCGTGCCATCTGTTCATCGTGGTAATTGATTGATGCAAGGATGTCAGGTAGCGTCCCATTAATACCTTCCACAGACATCTTTGCACCGTTTGGAATACCAACACCTGACTGTGCATCACCGCGCGCTGCACGGGCCATTGATGCGTACTGCATGACCGTTTCACGGGTCGCACCCATTGGTGCAGTAGCGACTGGTATACCCATTCCGAATCTTTCATTCTTCATCGCATCAACACGAATGAGACGGTCTTTCAAAAGCCAGTGTCGATAACAAGGACGAAGTAGCGAACGTCCTAACCAGTTTGCACCTTCTTTGCCCCAAACGTATGGTGCAAGTGATGATGCAGGAATCACAAGACCGTCGCGAGGATCACCAGTGCGCGGGTATTGTGCGATTGAAAGAAGTTCACCCACAGGATCAAGATTGATTTTTGAAATTGACTGAGGCATTCGTGGTGCAAGTTTTGTAAGTTGCCACATAAGACTGCCACCAGGTCCAGTAACTATGTCGCCAACTTCTTCAAAGAATATGAAACCATAGATGAGTGCAAGAAGTGCGTGCTCAAGATGCTCATCGTGATCAAAACGAAGTCGACTTCGAGGTGCTGGCTCTTCTTGACCTTTGATGGGTAGACCCATTGCGTTTGCAACGACTTGTACAACTTCATCACGCGAACCATTTTGGTCAATGACCCAACGTGAACTACGAATTGGAAGTGTGATGGCCGACATGAGTGCGAAGATCTGTGCATCGGTTCTCATTTGATGATAGATCTTAATGCTATTCGGCCAACGAAGGTCAGCCGTGTACTCCTCCATATCAGAAGACCACATCGACCACGTGATAGGAATTGACTGTGGATACCCGATTTCACTAATAGGTGAAGAAGGTCCATCTTCAGTTCCGGTTCGCATCTGTGTCATAGTGTCACCGCCATATCTCTACAATATCGTCCCGATTGCTTTACCACTGCATATCCAAAACGTCACCCGTGATCATTTCACTCAACATCGGAACTATGTTCTCAGGTTGTGCTGAGACTAACGAATACACCAAAGCATCTCCACGGTCAGGACTAGAAAGGTGTCGACGTTTCATATCATCTTTTGACTCAACTTGTATCTGTCCGTGGCTATTGATCTTGTATCTTATTGCAAGAATCTGTGCTTGAAGATCTTCATCGAGAGGATCGATGTCGAGGCGACCATCTTCGCCAGTACCGCTTACGCCTGCAAGCCATTCACGTAACCTCCACCACCACTCACTTCGCGCATTTGCGAATTTCGGTTTTCCTGTCGGCAACACTTCTTGTGGGCTGCACGCCGCCGCAGAGATAAGCGCGTTGCACGGGTATCTTTCTTCATGAAGAATGTCTGTGACACCACCGCCAACACCAGTGTCGTCAACATTTGCAACGGGCGTAAGTCTTCCACCTAACGTTTGTCCAAGGAACTGAATCTTTCCTGCAAGTTCAGTCACGGGTCCATATGCAATGTCTTCCACAACACGCACATGACCACCTCGACGATGCAAGATGATACTGTGGTCAGTTCCGTACCTCGCAACGTCAACACCAAAAACTTGGTCTATATCGTTAGGCGCAAGTTCTCGTGCACACGCAAGTGTAACCCAGTGAGGCAGGATGAGTGTGTTGTTCGTAACTTTTGGGAACCGACCTCGCACACGCGACTCAAACATTGGACTACCAATGCCCCATCGCTTAATTCTCTCACTCACCCACAGTGGCGACAAAAGAAGATCACGAACATCATGCGGAATTTCTTCTGTGCTTGGTACAATCCCTTCACGAATCATGAGCGACCGTACATCAGGATACTTATTCACTTCTTGTGCTGTGAAATTTGGACTTGAGAATGCATCGATGCGAACATTGTGCCACCCACTACCAGGTGCACAAATTTTTGCAAAGAAACTACTTGGGTCATCAGGGTTTCCTACTGCAACAATGCGGGCGTGCTCATTAGTTGCAAGTGATTCGGCAGCATCATAAATTGTTTGTGGGACTCCGCATCCTTCATCGATAATGACCAAGACATATCGTTGGTGAATGCCAAGGAAACCGGCGGCATCGTAGTCCGCAGGTTTACGCCCATAAGCAACAAGTTCATCGGGGCCTCCACCCATGTCAAGTTTCCACTCACACATACTTGTGATTCGTCCACGGAGTTTTCCTTTACGATGTGCACGTGCAAGTTCACGCCAAAGAATTGATGACACCTGTGACCACGTTGGTGCAGTGCTAATGACGAATGCTTCACCAGGTCCATGCTCTTCAATCCACCACGCCGCAAGTCGTGCCATGTCAAAAGATTTTCCAACGTCATTGCACGATTGCACAGCAACGTGACGATGCTCAACCACTGCTTGATTGATTTCCATCTGCTTAGACCAAAGGTGTTCACCTAGTCTGTCATTCACCCACTCACTTGGCCGTGTAAGATACTATGACTCAGGAGGGTCAAGTCTATCGGCAAAAATACTAAGTGGGTTTATCGTCGTCATTACATTGAGGCGCTGGCTTGCTGATACTTGTCGGGAGCATCAGCAAGCCAGCACGACTTAGTTGGCTACAGGAGTCCCGGGAGTGACGACAACATCCGTGGGCGCCTCGGCGTCAACATCAAACGGAAACTCCGCAGTGACAGTGACGCCATTGACAGTTCCAGTGATGGTGAGCACGTCGTCCGTCGTTAGCGGACCGTCAGCCTTCACAAGAATCGAAGTCTGGTCAGCACTCACAGTTGCGGTGAGGTTCGTTGTCTCAGGAAACGTCGCTGTGACACTGCCTGCATCAAACGGCACAGTGGTTGTGTTGCCCGCAGCATCGGGTCCTGGTGCAATCGTAAGAGTGACGTTTTCACCGTCACCAAGAATAAAGTCTGCCATGTCATTACCTTTCGTTGGCCTGAGGAATCCCAGGGGTAATCAAGATTGTAGTTGGTACTGACTGTGACTGCACGCTTGCCTTAAACCAAAGAGCCATGCGTGCAGGCGCAACCATCGCTGGTGGCCTATCAGGGAATAAGCCAAGTCCCATTGCACACATCGTGACATGTGTTGAGCAAATGATCGTGTCACCCCATGTGCACGCAAACTTAGCGCCAGTCAGATCATCAAACGCAAACGGCGGATACTCAAGCCACCCGTAATCCAATCCACTGCACGCGTCATCGAATTCACATGCTGTCATACGGTCATCGCGCTCAACACTAAAACTAACAACTGCATAAACGTGATGCTTATAGCCTGATACCGTTCGACGTTCGTGACCTCGTGGTCCCATTTCAGAAAGTGCATCAAGACCAGACATCTTGCCGTTACGAATTGCAACGTGCGCACACCACGTGTAGCCATCAAGTTCAGGCTCACTAAGTGCTAATACATCTTGCATATCCTTAATGACTGTGTCAAAGAATGTCCCGTGATCAATCAAAAAGATGTCACCATCTTGTGAATCAGTGCACTCCTCACCTTCAAAATACCAGCGGACTGTGAATTGCGGTAGAAGTAACTTCATCGTGTGGTTTGTCATACAACCAAACCTACAAGAAGTGACTTTGCCAAGGTCTCAAATTCCTTTGAGAGAATTACCGGCACAGCAATCTGAAGTGACTTCTCAATTTCATGCTTAACCAAATTCTCAATTCCAGGAATCCTCTCCACCAGTCGCTTTGCTTCATCATCAAGGAATGCACCAAGACCATGATCAGGAGTTGTGACAATAACATCAGTCTTCCTACGTTGTGGTGCATCAGTAGAAGGAGTTGCATTAACTTGTGAACCTGGTATCACTGTGATTGCGGCGATGAGTGCATTAAAGTTAATACCAAGTCGCACAGCATCTTCTTGTGAGACAAACGCAAATGCAGACTCTAAGCAAGCCGACATGAATTCATACGTGCAGTACCAAATCACGCCCCATGTACACACCTCAAACAGTTGCTTTGTGTCATCCCAACCAGTCACATACATCGCGTGACCTTCATTAGTCATCTGCGTCCCAGGAGTGTAGGAGAACGGTGTTACATTGAACTGACTCTCAAATGGTCGTGGTATGACAAATGCACAAGCAAGACCGTGGTATTCAAGAATTGCTGTCTTGAGTGCAACAAGATCAAGATCACCGCCGCCTCCTAATGAACCAGGACCCGACACCTGGCCGTATGCATCACATAGACCTTGACCAAAGAACCACTTGTAAAAGAAACCAGGATCAAGACCATTGTCCGGATGTGGTGCAGGTTCACCCGACGCAATCCCACATGTGTAATACAACGTCTCTGTGTACGGTGGGTGTGGTGGTCGAAATCCTTTCTCAAATGTCATCGTGTTATTTTCATATGACACAAGAGCCTTGAACATTCGACCATGCTCAGCACACGCAACAACACAGCACCCGAGAACGTTATTCGCGAGCATATTAAGACCTTTACGAATTCCCATTGTCACGCTGTACACAGATGGCAACACAGGTGGCACAACGTCTGTCGCTCGATAATTCTTCAGCCACAATTCATTGTGCAAAGTAGTTGGCTTTGCGCCATACACACCTGACGTCACTACTTCACTTTCATCAACAACCAACGTATTCATTTCATCTCCTTTTGTTTATGATCTTCTTAACCCAACGATACGGGGCAAGAGCCCAATGTTCAAACTTTTCAAATTCGGGTTCAATGTAATTAGGAATATCAGGATGATGCTCGATGATGTGGTCAAGTTTTGCATGAACCTTCGTTATTTCTCGTTTTATGACGTGACGGATAGGTGGGATAAGGATCGCTGCAACAATAAGTGCAAGTAACGTCCACTGCACATTCTCAGGTCCATTACCTTTATCACTTGGCCACCAGTACACGAACCACTGATAGTTAAACCAATGAAACATTATTTGTGTAAGACCGCGATGAGTGTAGACGCAAGAATGCTAACTGCAAGTAACCCCGCGCTAATCGCTGCGGTTAATTGCCCGGTGTTGAGACGATGTTCATTGCGTTCATACGAACGACCTTGCCCACCCGATTCGATTGCAACAACACGATCTTTTAAGTCAGTCAGTGATGTGCTTTGTGCAGCCATCGCTTGCGTAAATGATGCGTTCAATGCATCAATCTGTTTCGCGGTCGCTGCTTCAGATTTTGCGATTGCCTTCTCTGATGCAAGAGTCTGTTCACGCACTGCTTCCTTTTGCGCGATGAGTGCTGCATCCACGGCTTCTTTAGTGTCACGTTTTTGTTCAACACGCTGACGTTCAATGAGTTCAAACTCACGATCGACTTTTGCAAACTTCTCATTGTCTAGTCGAGCCTCTGCACGAATGCGTGTCTCAAGTCTCTCACTTACATTACAAATTTCACGTTCAAGTGTTGCAAGTGTACGTTCCGTTGGGTCAAGAAGCGCCACTGTCGCTATTACATCCTCTGCGCGTCTCTCTGGCATTGTCATTAGCCAATCGTCAAATCTGCGCCGTAGGTGATTGCACCAGTTCCGCTAATCGCACAAACAACTTGCATGTCATTTGGTAACATATCATTTGCTGTGAGGTTTGCAACTGCGGTGAATCCCATGCCAATTCGATATGTAGTGACACCAACCGCATTCAGCGCAAGACCTTGGAGAATCGGATAGATTACGCCAGATGCTGTCTTACCATTTATTGTGACGGTGAGTGTCTCACCACCCGAAACCGCAGCGATCTTCACAGTTAAAACTAACTGTGCTTCAAATGAATCATTCGTTATGACGTCTTTTGTGATTGCGGTCGTTGTGCCCGCAGGAATAAGAACACCTGATGAAGTGTAGTTCGTCATCTGACCAGAGTTTGCAAGTTGTGACTGCGCACTTACACCATCAGTCCATGGTGGCGCTGGTTGCAGTGGGGTGTTTGTTTCAACAGGATTGATGGGCATGCTCATTGTGTGGTCTCCAATTGGATAAGTTGAGGCGTGACTGCTTGTCGAACTTCACGCGCCATTGCTGCACCAATAGCAATACGCTGTGTGTCTGTGAGATTCACTGATTTAAGAGCACGGTCGAATGCAGTTAGGAATGTGTTACTTGTTGCTTCTGCGTTTCGCACCATACGTTCATCAATACCCGCGTCAAGAGCCATCTTACATGCACGTGTGAACCTGTCTGTCCACATTTGTAAGAGATTCATCAACACGTGCGGTGCTTGATCCTTGTTGTGATCGTGTCCCCATACGCCGGATACTTCAAAGTCAGTAAGAACACCGTCAATAAGTCGCGTCTCAATATACGGTGCTTCGTCGAGTTCGCTAACAAGAACTTGAAACATACGCATCATATTGCCACTAAGGCGAACCGCTTCAAGTAATCCGTCCATCGGGTGAAGGTCAGGTATGTCAAGTGCTTCAAGAAGTTCAGACACATCATTCCCATGACGTTTCATGAAAGTCTGTTGCATTTTCTTCTGACGTTCCATGGGTGAAGCGTGTCGTACACACTTGGGTGGATTCGTTCCTGACATCGCAGCCCAACGACATGGACGCAACATCACCTCACCAGTAACAATGTCGCGAATTGCTTCACCGTTTTCGTCGCGTGACACTGCTGCATGTGTGCATGCTGGCACTTCACCACCACCTTTCGCTACGCACTATACCAAAGCGAAGTTATTTCAGTGGCTAATGACAGCCTTGTTTTCCTTGAGACGCTTATCTTTTGGTGTGCCGGGATTTGGCTTACCACCTGCATCCACAGTCACTTTTGCTGCGTCTGGGTTTGCTTGCTTAATCTCTGCGTTGGTGCTTGTAATTTTCGCCATGGCTACTTCACCTTCTTAGCAGTTACCTTCTTCGATGGTGAACCCTTTTTCGCAAGTGGCGTCGGGTTGCCGTCAGGCTTACCACCAACGGGGTTCACGTTCTTGCCGATTGCCTTTGTCGCTTTGCCAGCACCCTTACCAGCGGTGGTTGCATCTGTGACAACTTTTGCTTTTGCACCTTTTGATTTCCTGATCTTCACCATCACGTCTCCTTGTTGGTTTGCAAGAATACTACAACAACATAACAATTAAGAGTGACTTAGAAATAAAACACCCCCGGACATTCATTCGCTTCCGCAGCCCACTGCACACCAAAGCGCCCGTTGCGTTTGAAGTACCACACAGCAACTTCTGATTGCATGTTGCCTGATGCATCATTAGGAGACCACGTGTTCGTCCACGTAGGAAGTCCCAATGCATTTGCTGCACTGTTCCATGTGCCTTGTGTGAACTGATACCAACCTTGTGAACCACTCCCATCGACTAGATGATTCCGCGATTCATGGAAGCGTATGCAGTCAAAAGCAAGTTGGTCAATGTGTGGAAGAGTGAGTGTGGCGTCAGTGCTGCCAGGATATGAAATGCCCGGTCCCATTGTTTGCCATTGGGCCGGGACCTGCAACTGGTGCGTGGTAGCACCTACCGCCGACGCACTGCCAATCACCAAGAGTGAAGTGACAATAAACGACTGAATGATTTTCTTTAGCATGTGACTTCCTAGTTAGAGGGTTAGGCAACATCTTGTTCATGCTTGTGATTCATTGGCATCACCTCCTCCTACACACGTCATTACAACGCTATCATCTACTGTGCGACCTGTCTGTCTCCGTACTTGTTCGCTGATCTTGCGCACAAAGTTTCGATACTTACGTGCAAGTTCTCGGTTTACTTTTGAATGATAACCTGTAAGTGCCTTCTCTTCAAGATGAAGACCTCGTGTAGAGAGTGAGACACGAATCATCTCAAGTTCTTCTTCATTCACCTCAAGGACCCACATCTCAAAACTTGTGTTTTGTTTTCTTACAGTCGCTTTCATCAGTCCCATCCTCGGCATCCACAATAGAAACTGTCATACTCAAATGCGCCGTGCGATGTGAACTCGTGTTGCTCACCTTTGTAATCAAGTCGCTTTTGAATGATAGGACATCCTTGTCGATTATACGAACACACCTTGCATGTGTTAAGCGCTGACCGAGAATTCTCTCCACGAAACTGAAAGAACGCCAACTTACTTGGGTTACTTGGCGACATGTGTTTGCATATGCTACACTTTGCCCAACGTCCTTCAAGATTTTGGTTTGTATTAATGACATCAACGCAAACACATATGGCGCACGCTGGCTTATCTGGCTCAAGTTCACGCTGTTCCAATGGGATGCCGTGTTCATTGAGACGTATGTGGTCGCGCACAATTGCGTTTGCTGCATGACCACACTGCATCATGACCTTATCCACTATGCCACCCTCTTTCTTTTCGCAACCTTCTTTGTGGTGATTGCTTTTGTACTGATCTTCTTTGCTGACGCTGCTGTCACCTTCTCTGGTGCAACCATTCTTACACCACGTCGATTGGAGTCAGGTGCTGCTGCAACTTTGATGTATGCAACTCTCTTCCCATCCATTCGCACACCTACAAACACCCAGGAACCTTTCACACCCGTTACATTCACTGGGTCGTCTTTCTTGATGTCGCCCCATACTTCAAGCGTTGTGTCACCTTCCATTATTTCTTCTCCTCTTTCTTGATTTCAGTTAACTCCTTGCAACCGCAGTGCCGCACTTCACAAGGACCACAACCTTCCTTGTGTTTCTTTTCTTGATGTAAACATACACACCTCTTTGGTGTGTGGTGCTCTGATGAATAACGGTCAATTGCATCAGTCATCGTGATGCCTTCTTGTCAAACATGTGCCAACCAACCACGATGACGATTGCAAACACGAGTAACGGCACTGGGTCCGGTTGCCCAATGAACGGGACTGTGGCGAACCATGATGTAATCGATGCCACAACTGCTATGACGAATGTCTTCACAGTAGATCCTCAAGTTTCGTCACGATGCTGCGAAGTTCAGTGAGAGTGCGTCCCACTAGGAACTTGGCTTGCTGCGGATCATCTTTTCCAAGAACGAACTTGGCTTCATTGAGTGTGAGTCGTGCAACATTGATACTTTGCTCGATGTCATACTTCTTCTCTGCCTTTGTTTGTTGTCCTACTTCTTCTCTTGCCATTCTTTCATTCCTCTCTTAGTGTGTTTCTTTCCATGATGCAATGTCAAACGCAAGATTTGATACCTCGTGCTCAATCACTGCGTTTAAGACAACGTGATCGCTTGTGTTGCGAACTTTCCACACGCCACAAGTACACGTTGCTTCGATGACTGTGACACCATGTTCCGTTTGCCATTGTGTCATAGAAGTTATGTGAGTGTACGTAGGTGTCATTTCTTCCTTTCGTCTTTCGTCATTTTCGTCGTTTTCAAAACTACTACAATTCCGCGATGAAGTCGTCGAGTGATATGATGGTCACCTTCATAAGGTCCACAATATCGCTTTTGATCTTCACGACTTGTTCATCAGTTAATCCAACTGTGTTTCCGTTTACGTCTGTGTGACTAGTGAAAATCACATTGCCCATGATTGCATCCGTTGGGCCG